GTTGAACTACCAAATTCAAAAAACAAAACAGAAATAATTGCAGCCCTCGCTGAAGAAGGCGTAACATGGGATGTATACCAAAAGACTATTGAAAATATTGAAGATTCAAAATTAGAGGCAGACGAAATATTGCCAACTTTTGATCCAAAGAAGGAACAGCCAGAAGACACTGTTCTAGTAAAAATGGAACGTGCTAACTTTAGGTATGACGCAATGGGATTCACATTTACCAAAGAACATCCTTTTGTAGCAATGCCTACAGAAAAAGCAGAAGAAATTTTTGAAAAAGAGGAGGGTTTTCGTTTAGCGACTCCCGTAGAGGTTAGAGAGTTCTACGCATAACGAAAATTTTAAATGGCAGAATTATATGTAAACAGTAATGGAGCAATCCGTCAAAAAATTTATTGGGGAGGTCAACCAGTAGATGCAGACGGAAATGTTACCGTTACTGTTTACGATGTAACACAGGATCCAGCAGTTGTACCAAACTTAAACCCAACTACACCAATTGGAACTTATATTGCAACAAATCTAGACACAGATAATGGTAATTATGAAATCGTTTTGCCTTTCAATATTACTTTTAGAAATAGAAAATTAAAACTTGTCTGGTCCTATCAAGTTTCTGGAAACTCTGCCAGTAACACATCATATGTAGATGTTGTAACACCTTACGCAAATTTGTCGGAAGCAATAGATGCTCTTGGAATAGGCGTTGATCCAAGTGATGCAAATTATAAATCTTATGATGAAATAAAGATGGCTGAAAAATATGCCAGAAAATTAATTGAAAGTTACACAAACGATTACTACTATATATATGATGATTCTGTAACTATTTATGGTAACGGAGATGATTCAATTCAAACACTTTATAAGATTCAGGAATTGCATGAACTATATGCAGATGATATATTGCTTATAGACAATCCAAATCAAATAAATAATGTTGGTTATAGCGTTGTGCCAGTTTCAAGTGGATACGGTCTTAAAATTGATAGAAACCTTACAATAGACAACACCGTGTATTTGGCAAACGGCATGGTATCACCAACAGTATATGATATTGGATATCAAGGGTTTTTTAGAAAAGGAGTTGCTTATAGAATTCAAGGAAAGTTTGGATGGTCAGATGTTCCAGATGCAATAGAAACAGCAACTATAGAACTAATGAAAGACTTTTTCAATAAAGATACCCAATGGAAAAATAAATACGTAAAGAGTATATCTACCTTTGACTGGGACTTTGAATATGACCCACAAGTATATAGCGGAACAGGAAACTTTTTTGTAGACAATATCCTCTCTGGATATGTTATTAAACAAATGTTGGTGATTTAATGAAAGATTTAGTTAATTCAATATTAACAATGAAAGCCGATATTTATTCTCAAGAAGATACGCAAGATGAAGATACTGGCGCATTAAAAAAGAATTGGATATTTACAGATACCGTTGATTGCTTTGCAAAGGGTTCGGTAAGCTCTGCTGGTTCTCGTGGTCAAGACAAACAACAATATACCACTAAATATAAAGATACGGAATCTATACAAATTCGTGTAGACAAATATATCAATCAAAGGCAAAAAATAACAAACATTAGAAATAAAAATGGAGAAGTTATTTGGTATGAATTAAATTACCCAACTAATACTCCAACAGTTTTTGAGATAGTGGGAAATACTCCAATAACAGACCCATTTGGAGAAATTCTTGGATGGAATTTATTGGCTCAAAGATCGGAGAATCAGACAATTGGCAACTAGTGCTCAGGCTTTAGATGCAGCTTCTAGGGGTCTAGCAGGCCTTATGAGAGGCGTAAAGCCATCTGGAGTCATAGACGATGGCGGAATGGTACAAAAGATCTCAGCAGCCTTATATTATCAAGCACAGGTAATGACTCATATGGCAACAGAAGATTGTATTCAAGAAGGTTTTACAAATAAGGTGTTTAACAAGATTAATACTGATCTAGGAAATTATATAGATATGCAGGCAAGATCTAAACCAAAATATTTACATCATGTTTATGAATGGGGAAAAACTGGAGACAGAACTGCAAGACTATTTACTTTAACAAAAAAACAAGAAAAAGATTTTAATTTTACATTATCTTATAAATTTAAACTGTCAAAATCTACAGTTCCAAAAAACGATACTAACAAAAAATCTTACGTTTTTGCAAATAAAGCATTTGTAATGGAAACTGGAAACCCAGTAACAATTACTCCAAGAACACCACAAGGAAGACTTGCCTTTGCAATAGGAGATAAAAACATTATTTTGCAGTCTGGTAGATCTGTAAGAGTTTTAAACCCTGGAGGAAAGCAAACAAAAATGGGTTTTGCCAATACCTATAAGTTTTTTGTTGGAGGTAATCTAATTCAAAATTCAATTAGATCTTCTGGAATTGAAAGAGCATTTGAACTTGTTGTGAGAAGATCTATAATGCTTCCGCCATTGGTAAGAAGAAAATCATATAGTTATTCTGCTTCTGCAGTAAAAAGTTTAGCTCAAAATGCTGTTCAGTCTAACGGTAGGAATATGTGATGGCAAATTATAAATTAGATGCGGCTAACGAAGTTAGAAAATTTTTATGGGAAGAATTAAAGTCTCATGACATCTTTGATGCAGACGACTATTATTCTGACAATTTAAATGAAGCCATAGTGCCAATTCTGCCAGTTCAACAGCTCCCAGAAATGAATCAGTTTTTAAGCGGTAAAAAGCATATAATTTATGACAAGAGCGGGATGACTTATGAGGATAATTGGCTAGTATGTAGCGAACAAATGATGTTTACCCTGTATGCCGTAGACATTTCAGAGCTGAATGAAATGAGGAATTTTATAGTAGATTTGTTCAGAAGAGCAGACGAATCTGCCAGAGATATCAACAATTTCATAGGAAATAACAATAAATTTAGATTTCATACCTTTTATATAGCCGATATTACGCCAACTGGGCCTTCAGAAGAGGTTCAGGGCTTTCTTTCGTCAGACGTTATTATAGAAATGAAGTATTCTAGGGATGTTTCTGTCAGCGGCAGGTTTAATTAGCCTTGCTTTATGAAGCATTTTGGCCTATTATTATACATAGAGGAAACGCCTAGCCAGCATTGATTTACAATTTTTAAAATTCCAGGAGGTGGAAATAAAAAATGGCATTTGAAGCTAAGAATATTATCGTCGGAGCAGCACCACTGTTCCTTTCAAAGAAAGATTCAACAGATTCAACTTATGCAACTGTTCTCCCAGAAGGAGCAGCAGTAACAGCTAATACATCAATTTATGATGCAGATACTCGTGAGCTTAAAGGCGCAACATTGTCTGGAGCATATGCAAACGTTGGTTACACAAACAATGGTCTTCAGATTACATATAACCCAACATACGGTTCTGTGACTGTGGATCAGCTTCTTGATACAGCAAAACTTTTCAAGGAGTCTATGGAAGTTATGCTTGCAACTGAATTTACCGAAGCAACACTAGAAAACGTTCTTCGTGTATTTGGTCAGGGAGCATCAACTCTTTCAAACGATGCACTTGGTCTCGAAGCGGGAGCCTTGGGACAGGAGCCAACAGAGCGTCAGCTAATCGCTGTCGGTTTGGCACCACGTAACACAGCTAATAAGAAGCGTGAGCGTGTATATTATGCACGTCGTGTACTTTCAGTACAGCAATCACAATTTACATTGGCTCGTAACAATCCAACTGTATTTCCAGTAACCTTCCGTCTTCTTCCTGATGCAGCATATGCAGGGGCAGAATACGGTAAGATTATTGACCGTGTAATTGAAGCTTAATACAATTTAATAACAATTTAATAATATAACAGGCCCTCAGAAATGGGGGCCTCGTTATTTGCTTATGCTAGTATTTTTGCTATAATGATATGGAGTATCCAAGGAGGATAATTTTGGCAACAACAGTATATGACGTTCAAGAAATTGAATTGCAAAACGGATCAAAGGTAAAACTAAAACCCCTTACCATTAAAGAACTTAGAAAGTTCATGACTGTCATTCAGAAGACAGCAGATGTTACAGGAGAAGAAGACACTCTAAATATTTTAATTGAGGCTTGCGGAGTAGCTTTGGAAAAACAACTTCCAGAACTTGTTGCAAACAAAGATGCTTTTGAAGATGCGTTGGATGTTCCAACCATTAATCGCATTCTTGAAGTTTGTGGCGGAATGAAGATGGACGACCCAAATCTACTGGCGGCAGCAGTTCTAGCTGGTCAGAACTAGACTTAGCCGCCTTAGAAGCACAAGTTTTTTTATCTGGTAGATGGAAAAACTTTGAAGAACTAGAAGAAAATCTTTCAATGCCAGAACTTATACAATTGTTAAAGTCTATAAGTAAAAAGGAAGATGACAATAGAAGATTCCTAGCGTCTCTGCAGGGAATAAATCTAGGGGAGGATGAAGCAGAAGAGGATGAAAAATTACATCCAACTTTTGAAGAAATTCAAATGAGAGCGCAAGGCATCAACGGAATTAAAAATGACGTGATTGCACTTCGTGGAAATGCTGCTGCATCAAAAGGTTTCGGTATAAATCAAGGATTGGGGTATACCGAGGAGTAAATAAGTGGCTGAAAATATAAATACTAATATAACCGCCAATGCTGATTTTTCTGGTTTAATAAGTCAGATACATAAAGCAGTATCACAACTTACTCTTTTACAGCAAAAATTAGGTTCTTCAAACGTTGCATTAACGCAACAAATAAATGCAACAAATAATGCTTTTTCAGATATATTAAGAAAAAGCAATCAATTCAATACGCACTTTGTATCTTTAGCAAGTGACACAGAAAAATTTGGTAAAGCCCTAGATCAGGGTAAACTTAAATTAAAAGACTACTACCAACATTGGCAATCATACCATCGCCAAGCTGGCGGTATGATACGTGATCTCGCTAAACAACAAGTAGCATTACAAAATGCAATTGTTCAGCCAATGGGAAGAAATGCCCAGGGTCAAATGATGTTCGATGTGCATGTCCCAACTGGCATAAATGAATTAGCAAATAAGACAAAGCTTGCAAGAATGGAAATGTCTATTCTGAACAAGGTAATGTCTGATGGTGCTAATCAGCTTATAAATTGGGGTAAAAATACTCAATGGGCTGGTCGTCAGTTAACAGTAGGATTAACTGTGCCGATGGCAGCATTTGGCGCTGCAGCATCAAAAGCGTTTAGAGAAGCAGATCAAGAACTTACAAGACTTACAAAGGTCTATGGCGGCTTGGCTCCTACAGCAACTGCAGAGCTACAAAAGGTTAGAGAAGAAACTGTAAAAACAGCAAAAGAATTGTCTGCTGCATATGGAGTTTCATTTAAAGATACAATTGGTTTAGCAGCGGATATTGCAGCAACTGGTAAACAGGGCGATGAATTACTTGGATCTCTTAAAGAAACAACACGCCTATCAGTACTTGGTGAAGTTGATAGACAAGAAGCAATGAAAGCCACTCTCGCTATTCAAAATGCTTTTAAAGAAAACACAGATCAACTAGCTAATTCAATCAACTTTTTGAACGCTGTTGAAAACCAAACATCTACTACTTTACAGGATTTAGTAGAAGCAATTCCAAAAGCTGGTCCAGTTATAAAAGGTTTGGGCGGAAGCGTTAAAGATTTAGCACTTATGATGGTTGCCATGAAAGAAGGCGGAATAGATGCAGCACAAGGAGCTAACGCTCTTAAGTCTGCAATGGGTTCATTAATTAATCCAACTAAGGTTGCAGTTGCTCAGTTCTCTTCATTTGGCATTAATCTAAAACAAATTGTTGAAAGTAATGCTGGAAATATAACTGCAACAATATTAGAGTTGCAAAAAGCGATGGATAAATTAAACCCATTACAAAAACAACAGGCAATTGAAACTCTATTTGGTAAATACCAATTTGCGAGAATGGGTGCATTATTTGATAATCTGGGGCGAAAGGGATCTCAAACATTACAGGTAATAGATTTAATGAAAGCAAGTACCGACGAACTTGCAAATGTGGCTGGCCGAGAGTTGGCACAGGTAACAGAATCTGCTTCTGGTAGATACAGAAGAGCTTTAGAGTCACTAAAGGCTGACCTTGCAACTGTTGGAGAACAATTCTTAGATATTGCAACAAAGATAATAACATTTGGCGACAAGATGCTTAAAACATTTAATAGTTTGCCAGAACCAGTTAAAAAGTTTGTTGCTTTACTTGGAGGAATAACTGCTTTAGCTGGTCCAATTATTATGTTGACTGGTGTATTTGCAAACTTCTTAGGATATGTACTTAAAGGCTTTGCTGGCATTAGAGCTTTCTTTAGCCAAGCAAAAGGATTTAAATTATTAACTCCAGAAATGAAAGCTGCTTCAGAAGCAGGAACTTTAGTAGAAAAAACATTTTATTCGGATGCCGCTGCAGCAAAAGTATTAACAACAGCATTAACTGGTTTAAGACTAGAAATGCAACAAATAGCAGCATTATCAAGAGCAGGAACAATAAGTGCTGCTCCAGTTATCCGTGGTGCAGGAGAAGGGGTTGGAATAGCACAATATGATTTTGCACATTATAACCCTCAATCTAAGTTAAGCGAAGCAGATAGGTTAAAGCAAACCTTCCACACATCTGTTCCGCTTGACCCAATGACAAATAAAGCAATTGGAAGCAATCCACAAATGATGGCTATGCCAGGATCAAAAGTTCCAACAGTTCCTGGACTTACAATGATCAATGGTGCAAGCACAGCAATAAATGCTTCAGAAGCAGCAAGATGGCATACAATGATGACTGCTATGGCAATGCGTTCTAAATCTGAAATGGCAAACATTGAAAGAATTATTGATACAACTGGTAAACTTCCAGCAGAATTTTTAAATGATTTTAATGTAATACTTCCTAAAATGGAAGCAATTACACAAACTGCAGCTCAATCTTCTGCACGAGTTGCAGCAGCAGCAGAAAGAGGAATTATATCTGTTGAAAGAGCTCAAGCTGCATTAACAGCAATTAATGCAAAAATGATTGAAAGAATGAATGCTCTTTCGGTAGCATCTGGAGTCCCAATTGATAAAATGACATTGGTTCCAGGAACTAATACGACTATAGCCACAGGAAACGCTATTGATAAAAATCAAGAATACAACATGAGATCCGCTTTGCGTTCTGGAGAAGGAAGAGCTGGATCTATTACAAGCAAAATAGCTAGAGCAGTTGGATCATCTGTAAGAAGAATTAAATTTGCAGGTGGAGTAACTGCTTTAGGAAAGTTTTTGCCTAAATTTACAAATATGAAAAAAGCAAAACAAGCTGCAGAAATGCTCAGAAGATTTGCTGAAGAATCAAGAAAGTTTAGCGGAACTAGAACTCCTAATTTAAGACCTGGTAGCACAAGTGGTTCTTCTACAAATACTACAGCAGAGGCAGATGTAGCGGCAGCTTATGGAAAACTTGCACGTAGAAAAAATAAAATTTGGGAAGATCCATGGCTAAAAGAAGCTGGTATGACTCCAACATCAGGAGACGATTATTTAGTACATGCATACGGCCCAGGCTATGCTGCCAGAACAAAGGGTCTTGAGTTTAGTAAAAATGCTGCAAGAGTTCCTGCTGATAGATTATCAGAATTTGGTTTGGGACATGTCACTACAAAAGCTCCATATTTAGAAGTATTGCCATCACAATTTATAAAAAATAAAAAAGCTTTCAATGAAGTTTTTGGTACTACAAAATCTGTACAGGATGCATTTAGAAGAGTAGAAGCTGAAGACATGGTTAGCCTTATGCTTTTCTTAAAGTCTCAAGGCGTTAAACCTCATACTGCAAAAGAGTTAGCAGGACGTGCTGCAGATCTTCTTAATAAACAAATGAAAGCATGGGGAAATAAACCTATGACAGAGGCTGATTTTGGTAAAATGTTAAATCAAGTTTCTGTTAGAGCGATAAGAAGTGGTTTCCACCCAAGGATGAGAGAAGTAATTAATCCATTTGGATATGATGCACATACAAAAAGACGTGGATATGAAGCAATGCCATATCAAGGTGGAGTTACTAAACTTCCAGGATATGGCGGCGGAGATACAATTCCAGCTTTGCTTGAACCAGGAGAATCTGTTATAACAAAAACAGCAACTGCTGCCAATGAAGGTGCAATTGCATTTATGAATGCTGGAGGAAAAATTCCAGGATTTGCTTTTGGCGTAACTAAAGTTGGCGCAAAGGTACGTGCTGCAAGAGCCGCTAGACAAGAAAATCTTGCTGCAAATCCATATTATCAGCCAATGGGAATTGGAGCAAACATTGGAGCTTCAATTGGTGGAGGAATAGTTGGAAAAATGACTGGACTTCCAGGCGGAGAACTTATAGGGTCTTTAATTGGTCCTGCTGTTCTTTCTAGAATTATTGGTGTTTCAAAAGCTTTAGCTCAAGGAATTAAAACTGGAGCAGGCTTTGTAAATATTATAAAGAATATGTCTATGGCTTTAAGATTAACTCCATGGGGACTTGCTGCAACTGGAGTTGCAATGCTTGGGCTTAAAATATTTAATATGTGGAAAACTGCAAAAGCACAATCAGATGCCGCAGCACAATCATTTAAAGCAAATGAAAAAATTGCTGGCCAACTTGGAATTAAATACACAACTCTTTCTGGTAAAATTAAAGCGGCACAGGAAGATGCAAAGAGACAAAAAGCCATCCTTGATGCCGTGCTTGAAACAAATAGAAAGGCTGGCGGCACAGGCGGACTTTCAATAACAATTAAAGAGTTAAAAGATCTTCAGGACAAGGCAAAGAAAACACAACCAGATGTCATTAAACTATTTGATGCTATGGATAGAAAAGATGTTGTTGCAAATGCAGCGGCATTAAAAGCGCAAATGGTTGCAAGCGGCATAGCTGCTGAAGATGCAACTAAGCAAATATTTGCAATTATGACTCAGTCAAATAAGGCTGGGCAAGCAGTTGCTGCAATATCTTCTAAACCATTTATGGAAATAAAAGACAAGGTTTCTGCTGCAACAGTTTCGGTAAATACATTCAATAAGGCGTTAGGCATTTATGGCATTAATGGAAACGAGTTAGCGGCAGCTTTTGAAGGATCAATGGATGCAATTGATTCTTATTATAATAGTCTTGTTGGAACAAAAGATGAGACTGGAAAGATTATTACTGAAACAGAAGCATTAAAGATGACCATGGATAAATTAAATGGTTCCGCTTCTACCAATAGACAGCTAGGACAGTACAATCTTGATTTAATATTAAAACAAAAACCAGAATTAAAAGGCATACTATCTGCAACAGATTCAACAGCAGATGCATATGCCAAGATTAAACTTTATACTTCTGGAGTAGTAGATGATTTAAGTAAGATTAGCGGTCTACAAGCTCAAGCAATGTTGGCAGTACAAAATGCTTTAAATCAATCAGCAACAGGATTGACAACGGATGTAGAAGGTAATAAGAGTCCATTAGCTGCACTAGCTAAACTTGGTTCTGCTGCAGCAAAAGCTGCAGCAGCCTCAGCAGCCGCATCTTCTAGAGCTTCTCAGGCTGCACAAAGAGATATTGATAAAGAGTCTAAAGCAATTGATAAAAAGATTGCTGCAATTAAAAAAGAAGCAGATGCTAGAAAGAAAGCTTTACAGGTACAACAAGATGCTGCTGATGTTGGATTACAAATTCAAGAAGCACAACTTAAATATCAAAATGCTATAGCAACTGGTAACATGACAGAGGCAGCCAGTGCCCAGCTTGAAATACAAAGACTTACATCAGCTCATCAGACAAAACTTGCACAAGAAGCTATTGAAAATAAAGCAGATAAAGATACTGAAGCTTTGCAGGCTAAAAAAGAAGGACTAGCGGACTCTTTAGCTGCTGCACAAAAAGCAGCTGCCGCTGCTGCAAAGAAAGCGGCTGATACTGCAGCAACTTCAGATAGCATTAAAACAATTCAATCTACAATTGCTACAATTATAACAAATGCTGGTCTGACGACAGATAAAAATAAAATTGAAGCATACGGATATCAATTAAAAGATCAGCTTGAGGCATTAAGAAAGCTTGGCAAAGAAGGTGTAGCAGCAGCAAATGCTATTGCTCCAGCACCTACTACAGCATATGAAGGTTCGCAATTAGTTACTAAGACTCCAGACTATAGCAAGATTGTTTCAGATTTAGCTAAAAAGAATATTGAAGCAGCAGCCGCTACTGGTAAATTTACTGGATCAGTTGAAGAATTTAAAAAAGCAGTTGCTGATTTTGCAAGAGAAGCTGGCGGAGGAAAAACTAAATCTTCTGCAATTCAAGTTGGATATAATGCAAAGTATAAATTAGATGCAAATAAAACAAATATTTTAGACAATGATTCCAAAAAGGCTATTGTAAAAGATTATGGATTTAAAGCAGGAGAATTTTTTGAATATAATGGAAGGGTATATAGAGTAAAAAGTTCAACAGATATTGTTGCTCAAAATTATTCTGACGGCGGTACAGTTTTTGGTGCAGGAACTGCAACTTCTGATTCAATTCCAGCTATGTTATCAAATGGAGAATATGTAGTTAGAGCTTCTGCTGTTCAAAAATATGGGACAGCAACAATGGATGCAATAAATTCAATGAAGTATGCTACTGGCGGAATGATATCTTCATATGGTAACATTAATAGGTATTCCACAGGCGGAAGATTAAAATATCATGATGGTGGAATGGCTGGAAATGCTATAGGAACAAACGTTGTTATTAATAACGATATTCAAGTAAATGGAACTAATTTAAGTGGCGAAGAAATTGCAAGAGCAATTATGATTGAACAAAATCGTCAGATTTCAATGTCTGGAAAGAGTAGGAGCTATTAATGCCAACAGTATATTTACCTCAAGGGTCTTTGCTATATTTTGACATATCTACAACAAGTACTCCAGACTGGAAAAAGATTTCAGAACATAACAGGTCCGCCCTTGCCCTAGATACACAAAGATTTGAAAAGGTTCAGAGAATGTCTAATGGAACCCTGAGAAAGATATTTATTGCAGATAAGAAAACATTTTCTACTTCATGGAATATGATTCCTTCATATAGCACAATGACTTTAGATGGCGGATGGGGAGCAGAAGATATTAGATCCTTTTATCATGGGATAGGTCAAAAAACATTTAAAATAAAAATTGCATATAGTGCCACAAGAACAGAAGAGTTTGTAGTCTCATTTACATCTGCTAATTTTAACATTTTAAAAAGAAATGTTAAGGCTAAAACATCTGATTCAGCACAAGAGTTTTGGGATGTAAATATTTCACTGGAAGAAGTATAATGATTCAAATATCTTCATTAGAAGCAGTTAAGGACATTTTTAAAAAGAATTCTTCTATTAAAATGGGCGTGGGCGCAACCATGTCTATTAATGTTAATAGCATGGTTACATTTTCTGAAAGTTCAATAACTGGAACTCCATACCAAACCATAAACGGACGTCAACCATTTAAAAAATTGTTTCCATTAGATACAATTGTTAGACCATATAGGCCCCAATTAGCAGGAATTAAATACGGAATTTCTGGTGATGTTGCTACTAAAACTTATGCAGATCCAAGATCAGTTGATTATAAGCCAGAATCTCAATCTGGAAATGTTGTTAAGTATAGAACTTATTATCCAGGAAATTCTGTATATTATAAGTATTGGTTAACTCCTCAAGGTGAAGCTGCCTCAATAAATATTACATATCCTAAAACGGTTTATGCAAATAAAGTTGTTGTCAAGTTTGAGATATCACATGCTAAACCATCAGCTTGGTCTTTAAATATTGGAGGCAAAACTGCAAGTGGTAGTTCTTTAGACATAGGATCTTTTACAAGCACATCTTATGATGCTGGAGTTTTAACTCTTTATTATAATGGTACTTCCTGGTCAACAAATAAAAATGATTTAAATTTAAATCAATATCATTCGTTTACTTCGCTATCTTTAAATGCTACAAATCCTGGCGGTTATATTGGAGTTATTGAAGTAGCTCCACATATAGTTAGAGACTTAACTCCATATATAGTAGATTTTGATTTAAGAAAAGAGTCTAGTGCAAGCACAGAAGGACTTGTTCCAGTTGGAAACATTACTGCTAATTCTCTTTCTCTTAACCTAAATTGTTATAAAGATAAAGTTGAAGGAAACTCAATAACTTTTAAGTCCTACTTAAAAACAGATGTAATTGATTTAAACAATATGTATTTGTATAAAAATGCAGAAGTTGATTTATTTATTAAGGTTTATGATTCTGCTGGAGAATCAGAAGATATTGCGGGCAAATATTATAAAGTTCCACAAGGACTATTCTATCTAGATTCTTGGGACATATCTGAATTTGGAGATGTATCTTTAAACATGTTAGATTCTGCAAAGGTTCTTCAAGATACTTTATCCCCAGACCTTCTATGTGAAAACTATTCTTCCGTTGCAATTATTAGAAGAATGTTAGATTCGGTTGGGTTTACTAAATACAATTTTAATTATGTTCAAAATGATAATTCAATCATATCTCCAAATTATTGGTGGTCAGATAGCACAGCAACGGTATGGGAAAATCTTCAATCTTTATGTAGAGACTCTCAAATGAGTGCCTTTGTAGATGAATTTGGTGTGTTACAGTTCTATACAAGGGAATATCTATTTGGAACAAAGTCTTCTGTTTGGACATTTAGATATGATCCATTAAAAGATGCACAAAATAATATAACTGAACAGTCTAATATAATTCAATTAAGCAAAGTTGATTTACCATCTTCAAATCAAGTTAAGGTTGTTTACTACAGCACTGTAACATCCTCATACGAACAAAGTAGTGCTCCGCTGTGGTCTTCTGGAAATTCCTGGCTTGCCGCCGCATCTCTTAGCGAAAATCTTTTATCCAATGAGGTTCCTACAGAAAACAATAAAGTTTATTTATCTTTAACTCCAATCACTATAAATACTTTATCTCAAGAACAAATTGTATACAGCTTTGCTGGACATTTCCTATTGGGATCAGAAATAATAGAATACGATGCAATTGAGTATCAGTATACAGATATTTCAACTGGAAGTTCTGTAAAGGTTGATGTTACTGGAGAATCAGATTTGTTAAAATATAGAGGCAAGGCTTTAATAATTCAACAAGGTCCAAAGATGTCGACAACATTTATTCCTAGTGGTAGATATAGAATTAAAAAAAGAGGAGCCTTTGGAACTACCCCACAAAATCATTTAGTTAATGCTCAAAATGAAATTTCTGGGTGGAATGGAAAAGTAGGGGCGGTGTGGAAGTAAATGTTGCCACCAGAGGATAGAGAGCCAGGTACACAGCCAAATGGACTTCCGTGGCCTTCAGGATCACCACAAGCAGAGGCTGCAGGTTCTGCTGGAAATGATTCGCTTAAAGCAATTGGAGTTGTAGACGCAAGTAATGAAAAGTATGACGGTGTAGAAGTTTTATCGTATACTTTAAACAAAGAATTTACAGTTGAAAAGTCTTTGTTGACAATAAATACTGACCAAAGCGACAATACAGTTTCAATTATTAGCAAAGATTCTGGAATGTCAACAACGGGATCATACTATGCTTTTGGAACCACCATGTTTTTTAAACCAACATTAGAAGATTTAAAGCAAAATGCTGGCATAGGATTCTTTTTGTCTGGGGAAGGTTCTACTGGATACTATGTTCAAATTAGAACCACTTCAACAGCAGCTGCTCAGGGTGGTAATGAGTTTAAATTTTTAAAAATTAAAAATGGAAATATGACAGCCTTAGAAGATTCTCAAGGAGTTTCTGATGCAGCTAAATTAACTGCTGTTTATTCTGGGTCATCATATAAAATTGATGTTTATGTAAAAGTTTCCGCAAATAGAGTAGACTTAATTGGATATGTAAATGGATTTAAAATTACAGCATCTGACACTGGAACAAAATATGGTAACACAACAACTCCAAAACTTTCAACAACAAGTAATATTGGACTGTATGCAAGAAGAGGTACCGTAGCTTTTGACTATGTATATGCAATTCCAATTACTAAAGACCAATACGATAGCGCTGAACTTTTTAATGTTTATAAAAGACAGTTTGCTAATACTGCCGTAACCACTTCTTATGGAGATGTTTTTATATCTGGATTGGAAAAGGTAGAACAAAATTCAAATGGATACATAGAAGAATTTGGTCCAGTTGCTAGAGAAATAAGAAGCATTAAAATTAGATATGATGCTGCACCAGCATATCCAAAGTATCCAACTACTGGAGTTAATCAGGCAGTTTCAATTGTTGCTTCTAATCTATCTACGTTTACTGGAGAGGTTTATGTGTTAAATAATGCGGGAACTTATATTCCGTTAGATGATTCAGCAGGAACATCTTTTGCAATTATTGGTAACAGCGTTATTCAGTCAAGCCCTTTAACCTATACAGAAGATCCAACAGACCCATACTCTCCAACAGAACCAGTTTCCTTTGATTCTCAATGGATACAAAGAGCTGATGACGCTAAAAATCTTTATGATTGGATTGTAAATCAATGGAAAAATAAACAAATGGTTATTAAAGTAGATACATTCGCAAACCCTTTAATTTCAGTAGGAGATGTTATATCTGCAAAACACGAATACCTTGGAGTTACAGATAATATAAAATTTGTTGTTACAAACGTTAATCAATCTTGGGGGGATGGACTAAGTACTCAAATAGTCGCTAGATCAATTTATAGTTGACCAAATGGTATAATAAAAAAATGGCAAAAGATAATATTGCAACGAATGAAGTTAGTAAAAATGCTCCTATATTTTTAGCTGTTGGACAATACGAGCTTGCAGACCTAGATCCTTTATTTGCTAGAATTCTAGGTTCTGGTAAATTTAGTGGCTATGGAGCCGCAGGACTTTTTGGTTCTGGAGATGGTTTAGGTAATTGGGGAGGCAGCAGTGGAACTGGTACGGGAACTGGAACGGGAACTGGTACGGGAACTGGAACGGGTCCTGGAGGAACATTAACTGTCCCACAAGGTCCAGGCAAACCATTCTTTCCAGAAGTTACTTTAACATTTGATTACCCAGCTCCAGATTTATCAAGCATTGAAATTTATAAACAAGAAATGAATTATAGTACAAATCCGCCAACAGTAGATATTACTTTTAGAGTAAGAAATACAACTGGGTATCCAGTGGTTGGTTTAAATGCAAAGGTGCCAAAACAATGATAACTAAATTTGGAAGAAGATTTATAGCTCAATACTTAGCTGGACAAACATCTTTTCCAGCCCAAGATCTTGCGGTTGGGATAGATAGTACTCCTACAAATGTAAATGGAAACGATACAAGGCTTGGTTTTGAGTTTTATAGAATTCCTATAACATTGGGAACAATTGATATTCAAACTGATCAAAATGGTAACAGCACATATGCGGTAGTTTATAAAACTACTTTGCCACAAGATGTTGCTGGCAAAATAAAAGAGATAGGATTGTATCCTTCTTCAAGATTATCAGTTAATAATTATGATAGCAAATTTATTTCAGATTTTGAAAACAATTTGCTTTGGACAGATTCAAATGGGAACAATCCAGAATTGGTTACAAGTCCATCGGCAAGAATTGGTGCTACTTTAGCTAAATGCAATGTTGTAAGTTCTCAAACAAGAGAATTTATAACAAAAATTAATTCCTTAGATATGTCTGGATACAGCGCAAATGACACGCTTACATTTGCATTAAATCAATCAGACATAAATTTAAATTCAATAAAGATTAAATTTTATAGCTCAGATACATCCTATTCCTACATTAACTTTACTTCATTGTCTGGAACTGGAGAAAAAATCTTATCAGCTAATTTGTCTCAAATTCAAACATTTGGAAGCCCAGATGTTTCATCAATAAACAAAGTTGGTGTAGAAGTGGTTGCAAAAAATACTGGAGATACCGTAGTTTATTTTGATGGAATACGAATAAATGATGAAGACACATTTGATCCTAGATTTGGCCTAATTGCTCGTTCTGTTTTAAGCGAAACATTAGACAAAAAAGCTGGAAGGCCAGCTGATATTGAATTTAGATTAGGAATTAATTTCTAATGGCAGATCCAAATGTTCTAATTCCAGCAGATCTTAACTTTAATGGCTATCCAGATCCCAGCGATAAAAATTATTGGGACGTAAAGATAACTGGATTAAAACCAAATACTGGCTACGGAATACAATTCCAATGGGTATTTGAAGGTGGAAAGCTTGGCCTTTGGTCTGCAACAAGATATATTTTAACTAATGCAGTTCCAGCTCCAGGTGAACCAGAATTATCTTTAAGCAATGTTCAAGGTGGACAAGGTGTAATTAAAGTTACATGGAGTGGAAAAGATTCTGGTGGAAATACAATTCCAAATGTTAAACGTGTCAACATTCATATATCTGGCGGAAAGTTTGGGGATGGATCTACTCCAGCAGATTATTTTTTAGAGCCTGGAACCAAAATAATTGCAGCAGAAGCTGGCGTTTATATGGTTCAGTTAAAAGCTTTAGCTGCAGATGAAAAAACATATTCGGTATTTAGTCAAGTAAGAACAGTTACAGTTACTGGAACTTCTGTAATTGTAGAAACCCCAACTCTTCCAACTGGTCTATCCGTTTCTCAAAGTGCTTTTGCGGTTGCTGTTAACTGGGGAGGAACATATTCTGGAAATAATTTTGAAGGATTTAAATCAATAGATGTTCATGTAAGCGGATCCGATCTTGGAGCAACGACTACTTCTGGATTTAGTGCATCAACTCAAGTAGCAACGTTAACTGTTAATTCAACTACAAACAGACAAAATGTTGGGCTAGATAATTTAAGAGTTGCTTTAGGCTTAGCTTCAAATAATGATGCTTATACTGCGCCAATGTTTTTTTATTACATTGCAAGAAACTCTAAAGACGAATTGTATAGTGTAAATGGAAATCCAACTTACACTAGAATAAACTCTACTTCAGTTAATCCTAAAAAAGCTAATTTAATAGATTTAGAAAACGGATTAATATCTATTCAAAATCTTGTTGCTGGTAATGGCCAGTTTGCTTCTTGGCTACGTGCAGGCGGAGATGGCGGAGCAAGGATAGAATTAAGTGGAACAGATACAACAACTCCATCAGGATCAAGCTATCCAGTTAAAAAGGGTTTGGTTGCATATTCTACTGGCAATGTAGAAATATTTAATTTAGATATTGGAACTTCTCCAAAACTTACAATTAGGGGAGATGGGGAATTTAGCGGTAGCCTTGCAATTGGTGCTGGAAATAATATTTTTAAGGCTGAACCAAATGCTGGTTCAAGTGTAAGAGGAATTTGGCTCGGACACGCTGATTTTGGTTCTGCCCCATTTAGCGTTGCCAACACTGGAATTATAAAAGCAGAGTCTGGAACAGTAGGTGGACTTACTCTTTCAGCTCAATCAATTGGAAATACTGGAAATACTTTTAAAATTGATAAAGACGGAATAATAACTTTAGGTGCAACTAGTGGAAATCATATAAGAATTGCTTCTGATGGAACTGAAGCTGGAATTTATCATAAACTAAATAATAATACTGTTGGAAATTTTAAAATAACAACTTCAGGAACTATGCAATTAGGCAATGACATTGGAACTCAAAACTTTTTAACTTGGAATGGCAACTCTTTAACCATGCGAGGAAATATTGAAATTATTGGTGGAGTTACAAAGCAAGCAATTGATGAAGCGGCTCAAAAAGCACAACAAGCAAAAGATGCACAAGAAGGTTTTGCAGGATCTCTTGCAGGACTATCGATTACTGTTAGCGGAAATACAAGTAGTATTGGTCAATTAAATACATTTAAAGAAGGTGTAGCGGATCCAAATACAAACTATACCACTATTAATGGTGGTAAAATATCAACTGGAGTTATAGCTTCAAATGCACAACTTGGAGGTCTTCCGTATACAGCAATAGATTTAGATTCAGGAGACCTCTATCTTGCTGGAGGTGCATTAACATTTGATTCAAATCCATTAAATAATTCGTTTATTATGACAATTGGAAATATGAAAATTGGTAGAAATTTATTTCCTTCAAGTGGCACAAGTACTGAAGGTATATGGATTAATACTACAAATTATTGGCAAAGCGATGGAAAATTTGCTCTTGGGGATAATATACTTTCATTTGGCGGAGGAACAGCTGTAAGAGGGAATCCTCTTTTTATTAATAGTGGATATATAAGATTTACTAATTTTACTAATTCTATTTTAGAAAGTGATGGAAATAATTATGCTGGAGATAATACTGTAGTATTAAATACCAGTGGAGAATTAACTAGAGGTAGAGCTTTTTATTATGGATCTACAACAACTCCAACATCTGCAAATACTTCAAGACAGGTCTACGATTCCTATACTGGAGGTTATGTAAGTGTAGCTTTTAGGGCAGGAGATATATGGATGACCGTGGATTAATATGGGCATGTATAGAAAAACAGATCCAGACACAGCATCTGGTGCAGCCAGTAATTATACAGATTCTGGTAAAAATTGGAGAAAGCATTCAAATTTTTTTAGAAAAACAAATGATAATGAGACTGCATCTTTAACTGCAGTACCAGGAAGATATACAGATAATACTAGAACTTGGAGAAGAATAAATTCTTTATGGATGTATAATTTTTGGTACGATTCATTATCTTGGGGATGGAAAAGAATACATTATAAAAATGCTAACGTACCATATGCAACAACTGCACCAACGCTTAGATACAATTCTTATAATGGCAAAATAATAGATACTTATGAAACTGATGCGGTAGCATGGTGGGCATCAGATCCTTACCAGCCTCAATGGGCTCAAATGGGTCCAGGTCCAGCAGGAATTGGTCAAGATGTATGGTATTTAGACAGCAATGGTAATCAAGTTGGATCATCAACTCCAACATTTTTATGGGGAAAAGATGGGGTATGGTTTAATTCTTCTACTGCAACAACTGATGGAACAATTGTTTATAATAGCGAATTTGCTACGCCAGAACTTGCTGCATATTCTTATGATGACGAAGGAAACTATAATGGCGACAAGTTAAGAAATTCTCAAGCGGTGCTAGAAGCATATGATAGATATTATATTTGGTACAAGGTAAGCAAAAGTCGTACAGTTGGAGGAAATACATTAACTGGACAAGCATTTAGTCAGGCGGTATATATTACCAGACAAGAACCTGTAGTAACATCTTTTGTAATGCAATCTCCAGAAACAGTTGCAGTAGGTACCGCAAAAACTGTAACATTTAATATTAGAAATGAATGGTGGAGAAAGGCAAGTCAAACACAATCATATATTGAGTGGCACGAACTTGATACACCTACACAAACTCCAACATACTCTACTTTAAAAAAATCAGATTTATTATATCTAACAACAATAACAACAGAAAATTCTACCTCTTTACAAGGATCGTACTCTTACACGCCAGTAGGCGTTGGTAAATACGTGCTTGCTAAACTTGTTGTAAAAAATAGTTATACAGATAAACCTCCAGTAACCGATATAGTTAGAACTCAAATAACTTCTGTTGCAACTGCAGCAACAAGTGGTCCATTTACAATTAGTGGTGTAACTAAAAATTATCCATCTTATGATTCCACTTATGGATACCAAAGATCTGTATCTGTTAACATAGGTCAATCTGCAAATGCAACAAAATATGAAGTACAGATAGAAGGGCAATATCCGTTTGATGGTAGCGGGTATGGAGGAGGATCCTATTCCACATGGACTGTTTTACAAAGTTATGCTAGTGCTCCTTATGTAAACGAGTCTAGTCGTTCTGGAGGAATATTAACATATTCAAAAAATGTTGCAGATTATCAATTTTATAGGGTTACAGTAAGAGCAAGTGTTGACGGAAATAGTGCTACTTATGCATATAGTAATAATGGAACAAGTAGTACTCCATCTTATGTTTATGCAGAAGGATTTGGCCCATCTACACCTTATATTTCAAACATAACCACCAGTTCTAATACAATTGGAACATACATTAATTTTGATGTAAGTTTATCAAGTGAGGGAAGTAATAGATTATCTTATTGGCAATACTCAATGGATGGCGGATATAGCTGGAATACCCCAAGCGGTTATGATTACATAGCGTTTAATGGAGCAAGGTTTTATGTGTCTTCTGGAACATATTATTCTTTTATGATTAGGGCAAATAATATGGATGGATTTACATCTTCATCTAGTAATCAGCTTTCAATAACATCTTTTCAAAAACCAGGAGACCCTACAAATGTTGTTTTCCATACGTACAACAATTATGAAGGAACAATATACTTTACGACTGGAAGTAATACTCAATCAGTTCAGTACTATTTAGATTATGAATCTGGACTACAATATGAAAGCAAAGATACTTATATAAATATTGGTTCTAACGATTATGGAAGTATGACAATTTCTGGAATGTCTTCTCTTAGCAGATCTTATACGCCGTACCTTCTTGCTTATTCTGGTACAAATAAAACTGGTGGACAAGGAAACTCTTTATCATATTCACCTAGATCTTTAAATGGTACAAATAAACCAACGGCAACTTTTAGTGGTACTCCTACAGTTTCTAATCAAAGGACCGTAACAGCTTCTTGGACGGGCGGAGGAGCAGCAAACGAATATTATGTTCAGCTTTATGATTACTATGGAGGTTATGTTGTAGCCTCAACAACCACAACTTCAACTTCAGCATCTTTTGGACCATCAGATGGAACCGATTATGCAAAAACATATTATTTCTTTATTACGCCAAGATATAGATATGCTGGAAGCATTTATACTGATGGACAACCAGCGGCGTCTAGTAACGTTACAACATATGCAAATTTGACTGCTCCCACAATTACTGATGTTCAAACATCTGATGGTAATAATTGGACAATTACTGTAAGTGGTGGAGGGCCATACTATCAAGTTTATTGGTTATCATCAACCCCTGGCCCATCAAATACACTAACCAATTATGATGCCGCAAGTACATCTACTACAATTTCTGAAACTTATTCAACTACAGGAAGCGTTTATTGGTGGGCCAGATCTTCTACAGAAAATAGAGGAAATACAACAACTAGTGGTAATGCAACAATTGGAACATTTTCAGACTGGTCTTCATATTATTTGGCGCATCAAGTTACGTATAATTATAATGGCGGGTCTGGAAGTACTTCTAGAGCAACAGTAAAAGATTCAACATACACACAATTACCAACCCCAAATAATAGATCAGGATATACATTTAATGGCTGGTATACAGCATCTTCAGGAGGCACCTATCTTGGAGGAAGTGGAAGTTATGTATATATAACTTCAACCCAAACAATATATGCCCAATGGACTTTAAACCTTTCTTCTCCAACAATTTCAAGTGTTACTTTTAATTCATCTAATAATACATGGACTGTTAATTATTCTGGAGGATCTGGTCCATACTATCACATATGGTATCAAACAACTTCATCAACAACTACAGTGCCATCTTTATCTGGTACTAAAAATAGTGTTGCAGATCAAACTTCTAGCTCTGCTTCTTCAACAGATAAAGTTTTGTCTCCATCAGCTGGATACGCATATTATTGGTGGGTGAGATCATCAACTACGTTAAATGGAACTGGTGATGGAGTTGTAAGCGATTGGAATGGTCCAGTAACAATGTCCCCAATGAATACATCTGCCCCTACATTATCTGGAACAACAAAAGTTGGACAGACACTCACATTTGGTGTTGGCTCGTGGGTTAATGCTACGTATTACGATCTTGAATTATATAGAGGAACCGCAGGAGTTATTACGTCTGAAACACAGTCAAAAGATGCTGGAAATTCAACAAGCAGCACTTATGTTATTCCTTCTTCAGATTTTACAGATCCCAATAATAGAAAGTATTATAGATCGTTTGCTAAAGGATTTAATCCATCATATACAAACACCTCATTTGTTGCTGGTACTGAACTTGGACCACTTGTAAACCTTACCTTGTATACAATTTCATTTGATAGCAAGGGTGGTTCTGCTGTATCTGATTTAACTCAGTCTACAGAAGGTGGGTCAATTGCAAAGCCATCAGATCCAACATTGAGTGGTCAAAATTTTGGTGGCTGGTCTACAACCAATGGCGGTACCACAGCGGTATCTTGGCCAAGAACTCCATCCTCAAATGAAACACTATATGCTATTTGGACTTCAGCAGCATCATATTCTATTACATATAATGGAAATGGAAACACTGGTGGAAGTACTACAGCAACAACTGGTAATGGTTCTGTTACTGTAAGAGCAAACGGGTTTACGAGAACAAATTGTACATTTTCAAGTTGGAATACTTCAGCGGATGGTAGTGGAACAACCTACTCACCTAATGATAGTTATAATTTAACAGCCAACGTTACCTTCTATGCTATCTGGACTGCTGTTACAAACTCAGCTACTGCACCTACTGGATTTAAATTTGATGGAAATAACCTTCCAACTTCGGGAAGAAAACGATGGTCTTGGACTGGTGTTGGAACAGTTACTGGTGGAACAGCAACTGGTATTAGGGTACAGATAAGTTCAACAAGTTCTACTTCTGGATTTTCCATAGCAACTGGCTCACCACTCGCTCTAACTGCAAGATCTTATGATATTGCAGTTAGCCCAGTTACCAGTGCCAGATGGTTAAGAATAGCAATGGAGTATACTGATGGTCTTGGAGTAACTAGGGTTGGAACATATACAAGTGCACTATAAGGAGAAAATATGATAACAAAAGATGATAAAATACAAATTGTGAATAATAAAATAAGCATACTTGAGGGTGTGATTTATAATTTAGACATTGAGATGGCTGCAGAATCAGCCAAATCTAATCCAAATAATGAACATATTGAAAATCTTTTATCTGAAAAAAACGACAATTTACTAGCGTTAAACGCTATTAATGAGATCCTAGACATTCTAGTTTTAGAATGATATAATATGAAAGGAGGAAACAATGACAGAAACAACAGAAACACTGCTTACCACTGAGGATAAGCATGCTATTTTAAATCAACATATTAAAAGCCTAGAATATAATATATATGGTCTTGAGCTTGACCTTATGGTTGAGAATGCTGGAACACCAGATCCAGATAGAGTTACATCTATTAATGCACAGATATCAACTGCTAATGCAAAAAGAGATGTACTGGTTGCAGAACGAGCAGAAGTATTAGGATTGTAGGATACAATGGCTGAAAAAGCAGAATTAATAATTACAGCACTGCAACAAAGAATGGGTGAAATAGTAGCAAACTATGAAACTCAAATTGCAGTATTGAGAGCAGAAATAACTATTCTTATGGAGCAGTCAAAGAAGCAGGATGCCCTTGCGGAATATGCAAATTCATTAGAAGAAAAAATTAGTGGGGTAGAGTAAAATGGCAGATACAAGTTTTAATTTTGAAGATGGGGCACCAATTTCTGCTTCAGAGTTAAGAAAACTTGTCGAGTATATTAACAAGGTAAATGCACAGGCCATATCCTTGCCAAGTCAGTTTGGTACTTTAGCTGATAAAGCTATTGCACAAAAAATGACTGCTGGATCTGTTTCTGTTCCAAGCCTAAGTTTAACGGCAGCAAAAGAAGTGCCAATTGTATTTACCCCACCACTTACTTCGGTTCCAGCAGGAGTCCAATTAACTGTAGAGACAAGTTCTGTTGACTCAGAAATAATTGTTTTTTTGAAAGCAAATACTGCAACTTCTACAGGATGCACTGCAGTTTTAACCAGAGCCGCTAACGCTATTGGAAAATCTATAACAAGCCCAGGTTCTGTAAAAATACATTATTTTGCCATAGCAAAATCTTCTTGACAAAATATAAAGTAATAGTAAAATTATACAACCAAAGTCACTGACGTGACTTTTTTCATGTTAGGATTTAAATGACAAATGATTTAAAATGGATGCTGTCGTCAGACCAGCAGTTCCCTTATCAAGATGATAAGATGATTGAATTATGGTTTAAGGTTTTAAAATGGTTTAAGCCAGATGTAGTAGACTATTTAGGTGACACAGACGATCAGGCATGCTATAGCAAATATACTGAAGGTCGTTCAGCAGAGTTTTTAAATCTTCACAAAACAGACAGCGCTGACCTTATTGTTCCTATGATGAGACACGAAGCTAAAGGTGCAAGAGATTTTTATGCTAAGACTCGTGAGATGCTTCCAGACGCACAATTATTTTCTGCATTAGGAAACCATGACATACGTATCTTTGATTATATAGATAAAAAACTTCCAGAGTATGCAGCACAAGTAACACCAGAAGCGCTATGGTCTTTGGATTCATTAGGGTATGAATATATTTATTATAACGAACTCCCTAAGCGCCGTTTTGGCGATATACATGTTCATCATGGAATTTCTATTGCCGCAACTGGGTCAGTTCGCAAGGATATGGAAGATCTTCAAGTTTCATTAATACGTGGTCATTCACATAGAATTGCATCACATTTAGTTACATATGAATTAAGAAACAATGGAGAAGGAGAAACTCTTCGTGGTTATGAAATTGGACATATGTGTGATGAAAAGGGTCCAGGCATGAAGTATACCCAACATCACGATTGGCAAAAAGGATTTGCAATTGCACATATTGTCAACGATTATCCTCATATTCAAATGATTCACGTAGCACCAGATTATTCATGTGTTGTAGATGGGAAAGTATTTAAACTATGATGCATTGTAGAAGATGTGGCGGACGAGTTTTTATAGATAGAGTCTTTTCACAAAAACTACATATTGAATTGTATTGTCTGCTTTGTGGAAGACGTTGGATGATTAATAAAGAAATGAGTATATTTGGAAGATGGCTAGACGAAAAAGAGCTAGAACAAAGAAAAACTTTCGGTATTTCTTCTTAAATGAAAAATTACATAAAGTTTTAAAATCTTCTAGAGTAAAAGATCAGATCATTGCCTGGTCTTATTTAGATAAAAAAAGAGTTTTATACTCATATGCTGAAGTAATCAAATATATGGAAAGAGCGTATTCTCTTAAAGAAGTGTGCTTTATTTTAGATAAACATGTTGTAACTGTAAAAGACTATATTGGTGAAGGCAAAATTAGACAGCCACAAAAAATATATCCTATAGGAAATTCTGAAAGCACAAAATGGTCTCAATATATGTTTAATCAAAAAGACATATTAGAGTTACATGATTACATATTGAGCAGCGGTAGAAATACTGAGAACCTGCCAACAAAAACTGAATTACTGGCCTTGCTAAATCATAATGTCATATTGTATACTAAGACATCCGAAGGCACCTTTGTCCCAGTATGGAAAGCAGAATGAGAAAAAAACAAGAAGAAGAATTTGAAAAGCTTGACAGTTCTACGGCTTTTACTAGAATTGCAGGCAACCTAGATCTTGCATCTATGCATGCAAATAAAAAGAAAGATGTGCAAGGGCTAATCACAGTCGCAGTTGCTTGGATGCAATTTTCTGATTTTATTGCTAATGGAGAGATGCCAAAAAAGAAATTTACAATAGGATTTGGACCAGAAGAGGAGGAGCAAGATGAAAGACCAATCAACCGTCGTAAAGGTAGATCTTCAATTCACAAGAAATCTAGGGAACTATGAAAGTATTAAGATTGGTATAGGCGTAGAAGATATTGTTCGTGACGGCGAAAATGTTGATTCTGCCACAAATAGAGTTTATAAATTTGTTGAAGATAAATTAATTCAAAAAGCTTCCGAGATAGAAGAGGAATTGAAAGTTGGCAAGCAAGGAAAACAGTAAACAGGCTCACGCTCTGCTTACACATTATATTTATTTGTTTAAGGATAAATATAATCGTGACCCAATTTTAAATAGGTATAGAGAAAAATGGGGTATGCAAGACGTTATAGATACTGTTGGATATGAACGTGCCAAAGATTTGATAGAATATTATTTTACTTTTAATAGATATAATCATCCCTTACAATGGTTTTTTTATAATTTTGATAAATTAGATAAGCTTTGGAAAGATATAGAGGATGACAAAGTGCATAGAGATATGCTAAGATTAAAGACCAAAGAAATGGTGGAAGAGAGAGAAAGGCGGTTAGATGAACACGGAAGCAACGCTGATATCAGCAGTATGCAAAAATAAAGATATAGCCACTTTACTTGCCGATAATGTTGACGATTTATTTACCTCCCATAAAGATGTTTGGGAAGGCTTAAAGTCTTATTATTATAAATTTAAAGCAGTTCCAGATATCGGAATCCTTACGGATAGGTTCAGAGACTTTGACCCATCAGAGGTTAAAGGTGAAACTGGATATTATTTAGACCAACTTAAAGCAGAATATCTTTCTAGCAAATTAAAGGGCATTATATTACGTGGAGGGTCTGCGTTAAAAGAAGATGCTCCTTCTAGAATTATTGCTAATATGCAAGCGGAGCTTGCAAGCCTTTCTAAATTTACTAGCAACGTAAGAGATTTAGATGTTACCGATTTTGAATCTGCAGAAAAATATTTTGAGCAAGTCAGAAAACGTTCTGGCATTATGGGTGGAAGTCCAGGAATTCCTACTGGCTTTAAAGCAATTGATACAGCATATGCAACTGGAATGGCTCCAGGACATTTAATTGTTGCTATTGGTTGGCCAGGTAGAGGAAAGACTTGGTTTACTTCCTACCTTGCATGCAAAGCATGGGAACAAGGTTTTAAACCCATGATTATATCTCTTGAAATGTCTCCAGAAGATATGCGTAATCGTATTTACACAATGATGGGATCTGGATTGTTTAAGGCAAGTGATTTTTCTAGAGGCGATGTAAATGTTGATGACTTCAGGTCCTGGAGTAAAAAGAATTTTGAAAACAAGAATGGTTTCATACTTGTTTCAAATGAAGGAATGGGTTCGGTAAATGCAAATACTGTTCAAGCTAAAATTGACCAGCATAAACCAGATATTGTAATCCTTGATTACCACCAGTTGTTTGCTGATACAAAAGGAAGCACTGGGGCTACTGAGAGAAATATGAACGTTTCTCGTGAATTTAAAATGTTGGCAATGAACAATAATATTCCTATTATTGACATTACCGCTGCAACTATGGATGATGTATCAGATCAAGACAATCCGCCTATGCTGTCACAAGTGGCATGGTCAAAAGCTATTGAGTATGATGCTGATATGGCAATAGCCATTCATAAATATAATGACACAAACATGATTGAAATTGTGTCCAGAAAGAACCGCCACGGCAGCGACTTTGGCTTCTATTTGGACTGGGATATTAATAGGGGTATAATTAAGGAGATATATGAAAATATACCTAAATGACCCATCAACGTATACAACGATTTCAGGTCAGAGCAGAATTCAATAGTGATGCAGATATCATCCGAGTTCGTGCTCAGTACGAGTCACTTCTAATACAGGAAATGAGAGACAAAGGATTTGTAAGAGTCCTAGATATTGATCCATCATTTTCAACATCATATGAAAACAACATATGGTCTTTTATATTAACAATGCATAGCGTATACGTAGGAAAGAAGAAAGCATGGGAATCAGAGGGAATCTCGCAAGGAAAGTTGATTCCACGAGATACACGTCGTCACACATTAAATCAATTCTAAAGTCATTAAATGTTTCTGTAGTTGGAGAGACTGGCAATGACTTCCTGTGCTATTGTCCATTCCATTCCAATAGACATAGTGCCAGCTTTAGCGTTTCTAAAGAAATAGGTGCTTGGCTATGTTTTAATCCTGCTTGTGGCGAGAGCGGAACATTAATTGATTTAGTTAAAAAAATAACTAAAAGAAATGATTTTGAGGCTTTAAGATTTGTATCTCTTAAAGAAGCAGAAGTTCTTTCAAATTTTGATGAACTTTTAGAAAGTGCCGTGGAGGAAAAAGAAGATTTTATTGAGTTTGATTCAAGCACACTTGACAAACTATCTTTAGAAATGAAAGAATATTCTGAAGGAAAAGAGTATATGTATACTCGTGGATTTAAAGATGAGACATTGGAGTACTTTAATGTTGGATATTCTAAAAACCGTAATATGGTTACAGTTCCTGTTCATAGCCCAGACGGCATTTGTGTTGGCGTTGTTGGGCGCAGTGTTACACAAAAAGAATTTAAAAACTCACCAGGGCTACCTCGCAATTCTACTCTTTTTAACATTCACCGTGCTAAGCGTGTGGGGGCAAATTGTATTATTGTTGAATCTTCGTTCGATGCAATGAGAGTGCATCAGGCTGGATTTCCAAATGTTGTTGCTACTTTAGGCGGACATATATCTTCAAATAATTTATCTTTATTGAATAGATATTTCAATAGACTTATAATTATGACAGATAATGATGAGGCTGGCAGATCTTTGGGAAATAATATTTTTAATAAATTAAGAAACAAAGACATCTTGTGGGCATCCTATGAATATGGTAAGATATACCCACATAACGCAAAAGATGCTGGTGATATGACTGACGAAGAGATAAAGCTTTGTATAAATAACTCTGCATCACATATTGAATATATCAACTGGTAGTGATATAATAATAATACAGATGGATATATACCATCACCTATATAGCAAAGGAATAAAATGGGAATAGTAAAAGGTCTAAAAGACCTAAATAAAACATTAGACAAGCCGCAATCTTCTGGCGGAGACTCAGCAAAAGGTCGCTGGCTCAAACTTGAAGATGGAGAAAGCATCAAAGTAAGATTTCTTCAAGAGTTGGATCCAGATTCTCCAACGTACAACGATAAGCTTGGACTGGGCTTTATTGCAGTCGAACACACAAATCCAAAAGATTATCGCCGTAAAGCGCTATGCTCTATTGACGACCAAGGAAAGTGTTGGGGTTGTGAGCAACACCGCAAAGATTATAAGGCTGGCTGGAAAGGTCGTTCACGACTTTACATCAATGTTCTTGTTGATGATGGCAAAGAAGAGCCATATGTAGCAATCCTTTCTCAGGGCAGTAGTGGGAAAACAATTACTCCAACTCTTATTGAGTATGCTGGAGAAATGGGATCCATTACAAATCTCATGTGGAGAATTAAGCGCTCTGGCACAAAAACAGACACCAGTTATACAATCATTCCTCTTGCTAAAGACGAGGTAGAATTTGATGCGTCAAAGCTTGAGATTTTTGAATTGGAAAAGACAGCAATTCGTGATCTTCCATATTCAGAACAAGAAACATTTTATCTATTCGGAGATAATGAAAAGAGCGAAGGCTCAGAAAATACCACCAGTAATTTAGAGTGGTAACTATTGACAGTTCATGGGGGAAAGTGTTAAGCTTTCCCCCTATAACTTTTTAGGAGTAATATGCAAACTTTTTTACCTTATCCGTCTAAGCGTGAAAGCTTAGATGCTTTAGACAATAAACGACTTAATAAACAAATCTTAGAGTGCTATCAGATACTTAATATATTAACTGGCAACTCAAAATCAAATGCTTGGCGTCATCACCCTGCCGTTTTAATGTGGGAAGGCGCTGAATCAGAATTGTATCGCTATGCTATGACTGCTGTTGTTTTAGCCGATATGCGTGGTATCAAAACAGATAAAAATAAGGAAAACCTAGAACGTCTATCTCGTTCTCGTGCTTCTTTAATATGGGAAGATAATACTCCTTTATGGGCTATTAATCCAACTACAATTAAACGTGTAAATGCTACACACAAGGCCAACCTATATCGTAAAGATCCTATATTCTATGTAGATTTTGCAGATTCAGTTGATAGCGAATACAACAAGCCTTGTTGCGATAAATGCTTGTACTATTGGCCAACACATGTTTTGAGGTCAATTGCAGCATGAGTTTTGCACACCTTCACGTACATTCGTACTACTCTTTAATGGATGGATACAATTCTCCAAAAGAGTTATTGGAGGCTGCAAAAAATGTAGGGCAAACGGCATTAGCAATTACAGACCATGGAACCCTGTCTTCTCACAGAGAAATGCAAATTGCTGCAAAAGAATTAGGAATCAAACCAATACTTGGAGTAGAAGCATACATTTCTCCAACAGATAGGTTTGATAGATCTTCTGGAACAGATAAAAGCATACAGGCATATAACCATATTATTTTGTTAGCTAAAAATGACGTAGGCCTTAAAAATATAAATAGATTACAAGAAATTGCTTGGACTGAAGGATTTTATTCTAAGCCACGTATTGATAGAGAAATATTAAAAGAGTTTTCTAAAGATATTATAATCCTTTCTGGATGCTTGAATGGTCTTATTTCAAAATGTATTGAAAAGAATGAATTTGCTGATGCCAAAATGATGGTCAAATGGTTTAAAACAAATTTTGGAGACAACTTTTTTATTGAAGTTCAGCCTGCTAATCCACCAGAAATTAATAAAAAGCTTTTAGAATTGGCTGATGAATTTAATGTCAGGCCAGTAGCAACTGCCGATGCTCATTTTTCTAAAGAAGAAGAAAGGGCATTAGAAGAAGCAATGCTTATTCTTTCAACTTCTCCAAAAGTAAACAAGGATCTTGATTTTGATAAATCTCGCAAGTTTGACAATATGTTCGATAGATTCAACTACCTTTGGCCAGATAGAAGAATCTCGTTTGAGCATTTAGACCTGTTTATTATGAGCAGAGAACAGATGTCTGAAAGATTTAATAAACAAGGAATTAGTAGAACCGATATTTATGACAACACCATGTATATTGCAGACATGGTTGAAGAATATACCTTTAAAGAGAATCTAGACCTTCTGCCAGTCCCAAAGACTAATGCTGATAAGAAGCTTAAGGAGATGGCTGAAGAGGGTCTTAAAAGGCTTGGAAGGGCTTCTGATGGGGTCTACAGAGAGCGCCTAGAGGAAGAACTTGGGGTTATCAAGGATAAAAATTTTGCCTCCTACTTTCTTATTGTTTCAGACATGATCAATTGGGCCAAAGACAATGGCATAAGAGTTGGACCAGGTCGTGGCTCTGCAGCAGGATCTTTAGTTTGTTATACATTGGGAATTACAGATGTAGACCCAATTAAATATGATCTACTGTTTTTCCGATTTATTAATCCAGAACGTAATGACTTTCCAGATATTGATACGGATTTTGAAGACCGCCGCAGAAAAGAAGTTAAAGATTATCTAAAAAAGAAGTTTAAACACGTAGCGTCTATTTCTACATTTACTTACTTTAAAGATAAAGGTGTAGTTCGTGATGCTGCTCGTGTATTTATGATTCCACTGCAAGAAGTTAATCGTGCATTAAAAACCGTAGACACGTTTGAAGATTATATGGAGTCTCCAAATACAAAAGAGTTTAGAATGAAATACCCAGAGGTCGGTTGGCTTGCTGAAAATTGGAGAGGCCGAATTAGAAGTACTGGTGTTCATGCCGCTGGAGTTGTTGTTGCTAAAGATGAATTAAGAAACTATGCACCAATTGAAACTCGTGAAGATCCAAAAGATAAGGTATCTGGAAGAATTCCAGTGGTTGGTTATGAAATGGAAACCGTTGCAGACATAGGTTTGATTAAGATGGATGCTCTTGGACTCAAGGCATTGTCTATTCTCTCAGACACTTTGTCATCAATTAAAGATAGATACGATAAAGACATTGTTCTTTCTGATTTAGACTTAGAAGATAAAAAGGTTTATGAAAGTTTAAACCAAGGCTACACCAAAGGCATATTTCAGGCTGAAGCAACTCCGTATACAAACCTTCTAATTAAAATGGGCATAGATAAGTTTGAGGATTTGGTAGCTTCAAATGCTTTGGTTAGACCTGGTGCAATGAATACTGTTGGAGCTTCCTATATTAACAGAAAAAACGGTAAAGAAGCAGTTGAATATACGCATCCAATACTAGAGCCTTTTACAAAAAATACCTACGGTGTTATTATATATCAAGAGCAAGTTATGCAGGCTTGCGTACATTTGGGAGGCATGACTTGGTCTGAGGCTGATAAAGTTCGTAAGATCATTGGTAAGAAAAAAGATGCAAAAGAATTTGACCAATTCAAGGATAAGTTTGTTACTGGGGCTTCAAAACACATTTCTAAGAAACAGGCAGAGGAACTCTGGCATACTTTTGAGGCTCATGCTGGCTATTCCTTTAATCGTTCTCACGCTGTTGCTTATTCCATGGTATCTTATTACACTGCTTGGCTTAAGACTTACTATCCCCTTGAGTTTATGTTTGCGGTTCTTAAAAACGAAACTGATAAAGATGCTAGGACGGAATATTTAATTGAGTCTAAAAGATTAGGCTTAAAGGTATTGTTGCCACATATTAACGAATCGGAAGTTGATTTTTGTTTGCAAAAAGACTCTATGCGATTTGGACTAGCAGACATTAAATATATTTCAAATAATATTGCTAATAAGATTATAAAACATCGTCCATACATGAATTATGCAGATTTTACTCAAAAAGCTGCAATGAAGAACAGTGGAATTAATAGTCGTGCAATTTCAGCATTAAATTCAATTGGTGGCGCTGCATTTAAAGATAATGAGCGTAGAGGAAATGAACAAGAAAACTTTTATGAATATCTAGGTATTCCTCAGTTTAATCTGCAAGATTTACCTCCAAGAATTAAAGCTCAAGCAAAACCAATAGAGGATTTTGATGACCTAGGTTCTTTTGTAATGTTTGGTATGGTTAAAAACATTAAGCGTGGCACTGGCTGGGCTAGAGTTGAACTAGTAGATGAAACTGGTTCTATTGGGTTATTTCATAACGAACAAACGCAAATAGAGACTGGACAGATGTACTTTGTGCTTGTTGGAGACAATCGCATTGCTAGATACGTAAAGGTTTCAGAAATAAATAAAGAAAATGACGACGTATTTGTTGACTATTTGTATAGAAAAGAGTACGAAGATTTAGATGAAGACAAGTATCTGGTATTAAATTTTACTCCATATAAGACAAAGGCTGGGAAAATGATGG